GTATTTTACGCTCGGCAAATTAAACCCTTTTAAGTTATTGCAAACGGTTTCAAGGCTAAAAAAGTTCGTCAAACGCATCGTCAGGAATTTTCGCATCTTCGGTGTTGTAGATAACCATGCCGCATTGCTTGCAACGCCAAACGGAACATCTTTTCATTGTCTCTGCCCTCTCTTTTCTCTGTTGAACCGCCCGATCACTTGCTTATACTCTGCATAGCACTCCGGGCACAGGTCGCCCGTGTCCCTGCGCCACGCCCAGTCCTTGAAGTATTCGTCAGGGTTCATCATCCTGCCGCCCAGAACCGCTCCGCAGCGGTCACATACTCGCTTGTGGTAGATTCCTCTGTCAGTTTGCATATTATCATCCTTCCACATAACACCAGCTTTGGGGTGGGCGCTTTAAGCACTTATTGCAAAAACGTCTATTCGTTTCGCCCCATTCTTCTACTTGATAATTGCATCTCACTTTATTAAAATTGCAAACTCCTCTATTCCCCATAAGAATGCAATAACGAGTAAACTCAAATAAAAATTTTGGATGTTCATACAATTTCACATTGGAAATGCTCCATGCCCAGCCTTTCTTGCCGACATAATCCAAAATTTCTTTTTTCCTAAGACCGGACATTTCCTCAAATCCTTCTGGCAAACAATCCGATTCTGGCGTGATTTCGTACAGATGATTGCAAGTGAACTCTCCTATAACTTTTCCGTCCAGTTGTTCCAAGTGCCCATCGCACTCTTTGAACCATCCATTTTTGGTTTTCGTACAATAAACATAACATTTGAAAGGTTTATCACCCATATTCGGCTTTGTTTTCCGTATTTCAAGAGTTTTTATTCCGAGAAAAATAAGATTGCACCAACTTGGGTTGATGCTTAATAAAACTGACTTCATTTTTTATTTATCCTCCCCAACGTCCTTGAACAGGATTTCTTTGTCTGCTTTCCAGTCTTTGATTTTGCACGGAATGTCCGTGCCGGGAACGGTCTTTTTCAGCCCATCCATCTGCCAAACATTCCATGAGATGATAGCAGCCATGTTGCGAACTTTCCCAGCATCAGGCTCTATGCCGAACAGCCACTTAAAGTTCTCTCGCCATGTCAGGAGCATATTTGCTCTTGCTAGCAGCAGGCTGTCACCCTGCCACTCATAGCCGTATGTAGTCGTCGCTGCGTCCTCTGCCACATCGTGCCATGTCCAGACATTCCAATCAAACCAGTTGTCTACACATTTCAGTTTGCGGTCAAATAGTCCTTTCCGTTTTGGTACTGGAATCTTTTTGCCTGTTACCGTGTCGTATCGGTTCACAAGGAATGGTGCTTCTCCGCAGGTGATTTCAAGGACTGTCGAATGGATGTACTTGATAGGTTCTTTCTTCATATCGGGCATCGCACCGTTTTCTTCGCCCATGTCTATCATCTTTTCGCAGACCCAAGAAGGAGTGAAAACCTCTGCTTTTGCTTTGGTTCTTTGCTTCTGCTCATCCAGACGCTTGAGAACTCGTGGCACTGGTGGGCACTTCTTGATTTGTTCTAGCGTGATTTCATCCGCAAAGTTTACGCCCAGTTCAGGCGGTGGGTCTGTCGCCCAGATGATGTTCTTGCCTGTCGTGTGGTCCTGCAAGAGGACAGGCAGGAACGTGCGTAGGCAGGGGTCGGAAAAGTCAATCAATGGGGTTATGGGCGTATCCATTGGGGTTGCTTCAATCTTTGGTTTCTTTCCCATTCCATTTCTCTCCAAAAGACGTTTATGCGTTTTTTCTGTTCGATTTGTGACAGCCGAAAGCCCTCTGACTGCCTACATTTTGTGATGCCAACAATACGGCTTGCATAGTGCTTCGGACAGCAACGCTTGCCTGGAATTGGCGGTTCATCACAATAGGCGCATAGGCCAAGTGTTTTTCTATAAGATTTCCCTTCTCTTTCCGTTTTTTGCTTTTCTTTCGTCCTGCATTCAATGCAGGACTTAAATCCTT